AATAATTATATTAGTCATCATGCTCATTTCTTAGTAGCAGAAAAAATTATGTCACTCTTAGAGTATACACAAAGTGAGCAAGAAACGCAAGCCGAGCCATTAGTAGAGATAAGTGGAATTTGTTTATTATTCTCAGGACACTTAGCAGCAGGGCGACCAATCATTTCTTTTACATCCGCTTGACCAATAGCAAAATTCTTAGCAAGGTATGCCATACGAACACCGCTATTAATTTTTAGATCGACGGCAGTTTTAACATTCTCACTATCAGCAGAGAAATATAAACTAAGATTAGGAATATCCTTAAGAATAAGCGCTGCAGATTTTACACGGGTATACACCCAAAATTGAACATCCGCATTAAGTTTAATTACATCGGACCAGGCGGTGGCGTAAGTATCATTAAAGAAGTCTCCGTCCCAGTGGATACGGAATAGCATAGGCGCATTCTTTTTTACACAATCAGCCTTAAACTCAGCAATCATCTCAGAAATAAGATTAAGCATAGTTAAATAGTCTGCGTCTTTTAGCAGAGACCAATTGTGTAGTAGGTTAACCCTTACGGAAGGGAAGACCTTTTCGAGTTTTCCTGCGTAGCATACGCTTTCACAAACACCAGTGGCACCAGGACACGAGAAAGCCTTTCCAGCAGGTAGGCCGAAGGTATTAGCAATTGCTGCTTGTTTTCCATTTTTTGTGACAAGGTTAGCCACCTTTCTATCATTAGATCTTTTTAGTTTAGTAGTCAAGGCCGAGGCTCATCTCTAAGGCAATGTCTTCATTATAAGTATATGACATTTCTTCAAGTAAGCAATGGGTACATTTTTCTTCATAGGAGTCAACGGCATTTTCTTTACATTCAGGGCAGGTTGTTGCGTAGTATTCATCATAGATTTCATCGTTTTCGAATGTCATAGTGGGGCGACCTTTCTTAGTTGTTTTCTTTTAAGTATAGCATTTCGGACTGACATTTTTTACCCTTGCGAGTGTAGGCCTTTTTAGAAGGTACGGCAGAGGCCGCATTGCTACGGCGTAATTCCATAAGTCTGCGTAATTCCTCTTTTGTTTTTTTCATAAGTTAATCTTAGCATACACGGGGAAAAATGTCAATTGACGTAAAGTGATTAATCTCACACTGCGACACGCTAGGTAAATACCCTAGGCAATTTTATGCGGGGAAGCACACAAAATTACTTTTAACTATTCTTCATCAATAAAAACATAAAACGGAATTGTATCAGTGTAACTATACAATACAACTTCTCTTTCACCAAATTCATTTTGTGTTTCTACTTCATAGTTATCTCCTGTACCATCAGTAGAAATAGAAATGACTTCAACAATATCATTTTCAATTCTGATTAAATCACCAACCATTAACTGATCTGGTGTTAAGTTATCTGCGTGAATTAATTCCATAGCAATCATTGTATCAGACATTTCATCCATCCATTTCTACGCAATCCATAAAACACTCTTCGCAAGTGTCTTCCATTTTTGTGTAATCGTCTTGATTATTACAATCGTGTTTAACGCAAGGGCATTTATCTATGGGGGCTAAAGTCATCATTAGTCTTCATCCTCATAGTCATCTACTGGGTCAATGAACCAAGATAGGTGGTGTTGGTCTACAATAGCGTGGGCAGGTGCGTGGCTCATACCCTTATAAAATACGCCTTCGGGCATAGCAATAAATCTATCATAGTCCTCATCATAGTAAGCATCAATAGCATCAATACAAGGCTGAACCATACTTAGCGGTACTGGTGGATAGTGATTACCCTGTAAGTGATACGCTAATTGCGTTTCTAAATCTAACACGCTATCTGCTAATCCAATTGCTGTTACGCTTCCCATTATTTATACCTCTACGCTTTCGTTGTTATTAGTTAATTGCTTTATGTCTGCGACATAGACATTATCTTTATCTATTCCATACTTTAATTGGAATTGAAAGACATCAATAGCCTCATCATAGTTTTCTGCTTGGACATCTATGTAGGTTAGAAATTCAAAAGTTTCCATTACTTTCCACCGACCTTTCCGTCACGATAAAAAATCTTAGTAGTCATTTTACCTGAAGGCTCTGAGAAATTGTAGGTTGCGTATTCATCAGCAAATCCCCAATCCGTTATTTTATTCCATTCGGTCACTGCGCTAATTGCTTCTGAGTAGCGACCAACCCAATGCGGTGCGGTTGCGCTATCATAGGTTGCGGTTATTGAGTATAGGTATTCGTTATTCATTAGTGTTGCTCCTCGCAATTCTCATCATAGTTAAATTCGCAAAAGTAGCAACCCATAGTTTCTCCGTGTTCTTTACAGACATAAATAAACTGTTGCTCGTCACAATGAAATTTTATTTCATCTTTTATTAAATAGAATTCGGTTTCATCTAAATATTCTTTTATCATTACTCACCAACCTTAACTACTACTGTTGCCCAAAAATCTTTGAGCAATAAACTACCTACCGAATAAGTAGGGCGCACACGAATTTTGTATGCTTGGAATTCTGAACCATACCAAGCGTCTGACTTGCTTGCTTCTTGGATAGTGCCTTCTAAGTGGCGTGAGTGTGAGCGATAGTGCTTTCCCTCTAATAGGGTTTCTACTGTGTAAGGTTTTGCTGACATTAGCAACCTGCTTTCTTTGTTGTTGATAATTCAATCCTACCATAGGGGTCTGACATTTCTTGGCAGACACGCCGTAGCAAAACTGACTTTCTTTTATTTATTTTTTCTTACTATGTAAGTTTAGCCTATTACTCTTAAATTATCAACCTACTAACGAGTAATCTTAAATATTGAGACGCTCAAACTCTGTGAGAAAAATCACATCGTACGTAAGTTATCCACAGCCTGTGGACGACACGCTAGGTAAATCGCCTAGGAAATTTTTGAGCAGTTTTTATTCTTGCTCAGGAATTTATTTTATTTTTTAAGTCGTTCAGTTCGCAAAGAAACTTGAAGTCTGCGAATTTCTTTTTGTTGTTCTACATTTTGTTTCCAAAATAATAACATCATTGAAAGAGATCCAGCCAAAGCAATTACAATTGCGATTAGTGTTCCATTATCTAAAATCATTACACACCCGCTAATTCTTTATAGCAAGCAAGCGCAAATTTAGTTGCGTCAAATCTTGGATTATCTGTTTCAAACATTAGAGAAAATTCATCTACTAAATCAGCGAATAGCATTTCTCCTTGCTCATCAAAAACAGAAGTAGCAAAATAATTGCTAAGAATTTCAGCAGTAGCGACATAGTCTTTTCGTGTCATCATTTGTGAGCACACTCGCTTTCTATTTCGTGTCCAAATTCATCTACTAATTCCTCGTAGATTTCATCTATGTAGTCTAAGTAATCGCTCATTATTCGGCCACCTTTAGAATTGCGTAAGTGCCACGCTCATTGATTTCATCAAGAGCAGGCTGTAATTTAGGAACCAATAATTCTTTTAGCATACCTTCAAGCATTTCTATTAAATCTGAGTGGGGGATAGCAAGGGCTTGCGCTCCTATTGGGTGAGTTTCGTCAAATTCTGTGACGAATTTTAGAGAGTGTTCAATTGTTTTCATTTATTTTATTTCCTATTCTTTTAGTTTGCTTCGGGTGTGTTAAATAAGTTTAAGTCTTGTTCAATGCCAAAATCGCATACGCAAGTTTCTACATCAAAATCCTCATTGTTTCCAAAAAAGATTAAGCCCGTTGAATTACATTCCTCGCAAGGAATTGTCATTACTGAGTTTATCATTAGAGAACCGCCTTTCCTCTTAGTGTTCCGCTAACGCCTAATTGGTCGCAGGATACTTTAACCGCAACGCCAACGGGTAGTTGAGTTGGATAAGTTGAGATGAATTGAGCAACCGCACCTTTAGAGGCAAGGTTGATTTTTTTAGTTGAACCGCTAAAGGTTTCAAGTGTTATAGTGTAAGTCATTTAGTGACTTCCTTTCGTTAAGTTGATAAGACTATCTTATCAGAGGGGGCTGACAAATTGGGCACTTATTTGCTGAGGCTCATTGTGATACTAATCACACTTATTTGCTCAGGCTCATTACCCGATTAGTCATTATTTAATTGTATAAGAGAATTATAGCAAAGAAATCTCAAAAAAGCAAATCGACACGCCGTAAATCGGGGAAATAAAAGTGTGACCTTAAACACATTAGTTATACACACCCCCTGTGGATAACCCCCTAGGTGTTTTTATTCGCCCTTCACGAATAAATAAGATCCATAGAATAAACAAATAAAAGAAAACCAAAACAATGCGTTACCACTTATAAAAAAGTTACTCATTTATTTTCCTCAATTTCATTTAGTAATTCCCAAAGTATTGGCTCTAACGCTAATGCGCTTTCATCTAATTTTTCTTGAAGTGTTTTCATTTTTATTTCTCCATTACTTTTATCATTACATCTAAATCTTTATCGCTAAGTAGTACACCAGCACTACCCCATAGAGCGACATAGGCATTATCGCCATACTTTTCTACTGCTAACTTATACGCTAAATCTCTTTTATCTTGCTTATCCATTTACTTACCTACCTTATAAAGAAAATCCCAAGCCTTACGGCATAGGATAATTGACTCACAGTTATCGCAACAGATAACGCCGTGAGGGTTAAGGTCTACATCATAGACATCAACAGAGGCAGAAGATTTGCCACAAACAGAGGCAAGGTTTACATAGGTACTCATTTATTTAACTCCTCAAATAATTCTTTACACTTGTTAGGATTTTCCCACCAAGCAAAACCTTCGTGATACTTAGCGGGTGCTAATACCACTTGACCGCAAGGGCATAAGTTCATTAGCCCTTTAGGGTAGTCGCTTACAGTAGCGAACTTAGTCCAAATACTCATTTAGACACCTTCCATCTTGACCACATAGGTAGTCGCTCAGGGTCGGTATCATCATACCAACGCTCAATGTTATTTTCACAATCTTGGCAGAAAGTAAATTGCTCATCTCCAATTTCTGAGATAGCAGATTTCATAGGGTTATGCTCTGAAAACTCTGAGCATTTTGTTATTGTTAGTGTAGTCATTTTAGACCACCTTTCTTTAGAGGATTTCTTTACCTCATTTTTTCTTGATACTGTAAGTATAGCAGGGGGGTCTGACATTTTAGGGTGTTTTTCGGGCGTGTCGGAAAAGTATTTTTGTGATAAACATCACATAGGTTATACACACCCCTGTGGATAACTTTTTCCTAGGAGATCAATGTGAGCCGTATCACATAGACAATGGCACTACATACGGCGTGTCGGCTTGATTATGTCAGTCTATCCTGATATACTTCCAGTATTAGATAGTTAAAATATAACTACTAAACGAAAGGTAAGAACTAAAATGATAAGCGATTTTTTTGGAAATACATTGGACTCAGTGTCAGACTTCTTTGGAAATATTACAGACTGGGCAGATGATGCTTTAGCAAGTGGACCATGGCCAGCATTTGTTGGTGTCGGCATATGCGTGGTCATAGGCATTATTACTTTATAACACAAAATATTTGGTGCGTCTTTTATGGGCGCACTATTTTTTTTGTGTATTTTTGTATATAACACGTATCATACATCTGAACAAAATATTCAGATTTTAGGCTATTTGGGTTTTACAGAATTTTTCAGAATTGTGATATAATGGATTCATGACCGAATCAACCTATGATGGACCAATGTGCTGCGATGCCTGCACATGCACAACATCTCACAGTTCAAAGCCACCTGTAATAGAGGAGTAACATGGGAATCCTAGACAATCTAGAAAATTCCTGGGACAACGAATTACAGTTCGAATCTAAGCCTATGCTAGAAACAGATGCAATGGGTAGAGAAAAGTTTTGGGAAGATCTAGGAAGACCAGAATATGAAAACCTGGCTGTAAAATTATTTTCAGAAACCTGTTGCACAGATTGTAGTTGCAAAAATGGATAACGAGTTAACTCCAGAACAAGTACAACAAGTTTTGCTATTTCAGATTGAACAGAAACTAAGGTTTGCTATTGCAGATCAAGTAGAGAAAAAATTTCACGGTACTTATCATGGTGCCTCACACGACATAGCAAAGTTTATAAGAAACTCTTAGTAGTACTGATACTCAGTATCTTCTGGTACATATCCAAAAACACTTTCATTTAACGCTGGATGATGATCTTTGTTTCCAATAAAAAATGTTGTTGAACAATATCTAGGCAAGTTACCTATAACCTTGGTTGTTCCATGAAGATGCTTACCAGAATGAATCAGTAGCGATCTAGCCTTTGGCTTATGAACGATACCAAGGTTTGGATAGGTGATCTCTCCGCCTTGGTAGTCATCATTATAATAAATAACTATCCCATATCTAGAATAAGTCTTTCTTTCGTTTGCTTGCTCATTATCCTTGTGGTCATCTGTGTGTGGATACATAAAATCATTTTCTAAATGTCTTATTAGGTTAACTGGATGCAGCATGTAGCAATCGTGAACAAGGGTTTTTATCTTTTCGTTAATCTCAGTAAAAGCATCTAGTTTATTTTGATTGACTACTTTATCTTTAAAAAAATCTGAGACATATACATCATTTGAAACCCAGTCTGAGTCTTTAAGGTTTGCACAATATGCCAAAACCTTTTCCTGCTGTTCAACAGTTACAAAATCTTCGATCTCATAAATTTCGGGGTAAAGAAGGTTAACCTTCATCTACTAACTCCCACATACGTATATCAACAAACCCATAGCGAGATAGATCTGCTAACTCTTGGGTGTCTGCTTCAATGACAAGTCGAATATTTGCCTCAATGTCAAAACCTGGTTTGTACTCTGTTTTGGCATTCTCCAAATAGGACTCTGAGATCTTTTCTAGAATCGGACGATACTGATACTTAGCCAATTACGCCACCTTCTTTTAACTTGTCATAAATATTACCCATCATAAACACAAGGCTTGGCTGACTCTGGTCAATCTGTGCCTTTAGTGCGCTTTCTTCTAGTCCAGCCTGGAGTCCAAGTGCTAGGTTATCTCCGTTAATGCTGGCCATCATAATTTGTACTGCTTCGTCTTTTGTCATACCCATTCCTTTTCTTGGTCGTAAGTTACAGAGTACTCCCCTGTAAATATCTCTGCATAAGAGATTATATCTCTATTATACCGCATAACTGTTTCTTTGCCAACTTTGTCGCATATGTACTTGCTACCCCTAGTTAGTCTCTCAAACTTCATCCCCTGCCCTTCTAGGGCGTTATTAAGGGTATCCAGATATCTTTCCTTGCCATACCGTTTAGATACAAATGCTTGATCAACATAATCAAACCTTGCTTGTGCATCATTTCTTCTTGCAATGTCCGAATTGTCTATTATGTACCTTGTTGCAAAATGATCCATCCGTGTAGACCAATTTCGCATGTTGTCGCTGTATTTCTCCATGTTCTTTAGAGTTGAGTCAGCGAAAGCCATGCGTATAAGGTCTTGTTCGGAAAGGTCAGCCTCTATTGCGAACGAAATCAAAAAAGCGGTTGCGAAGGGAAACTTGTCGCTATATGTCGTGACGCCAAAGTGAACATTTGGATTGAACGACTCGACTGACATATTGTCATCTATTAAACGCATATGATTTCCGAGAGATACATACTCTTGCCGATTCATATCGCAATCGACGAATAAACATTGCGACGGATCTATCCCGTCGGCGAGACATAAAAGATTCTTGTCGTATGAACCTACTATTTTCGAACCGTTAAAACGCTCTAATAATTTTGCGGTCATAAAACCATCCATGTCAGGGGATATAATCAAATTCTTAGAATACTCCAATGTGTTAAGTATCTCTGTTTTCATTTTTTAAATATACCCCTTATAATAATGTCATGACTGTGCAAGACTGGGCTTCCCTAATCGTAGCAATACTTACAATTGTATCATCAATCGCTTTCGCAATCAAGTGGATGGTAAAACACTATCTCAGCGAACTTAAGCCCAATTCTGGATCATCGATGAAAGATCAAATTTCGAGATTAGAAACCTCTCTTGACGACCAAAGAATTGATTCAGAAAGATCCAGAGATCGCCAAGAAAGAAAACTTGACGAAATGTATAAAGTGCTACTTGATCATATCGCTAACACTAAAAAATAATTTGCTATATACTATATATAAAGATAGTTTTTAAAACTATAAAGATAGTTCTTTTTTCTTATATATTTTAAGTATACACTATCGCAATCCTGGCATAAAAGACTTATGGTAACAAATCGGACATTCCTTATTATAACAATTTGATAACTTTAAATATCATGTCCGTTTTGTCTATTATGGTATAATTTATTTGTTGGCTAATACCTTGGTTTGTCCTATACCCACCAACCCTGGTATTAGTCAATTTTTATGGTATAATCACAGTATGCCTATTCACTCTTCTCTTGCTTTTGGTGCCGATCCAGTCACTATGCAATGGAGCGTTGTTAGAGGAGATACTGGAACTCTGAGAGTAGAGTTTTATGAGGATAATGAAGTAGATTATTATGACACTACCGACTGGTCTTTTAGAGCAACTGCTTATGATCAATCTGGTAACGTTTTGGATGCCCTCGAATGTGAGCCTGGAGTAGGATTTGTCGATATTACAGCCTACCCATCGGTTACAAAAAATTGGGGACTAAAATACTCATCAGTTGTGGCTCAATTACCATTTGATCTACAAGTAACAATTCCAGAATTAATAGAAGACACTGTTTGGACTCCAGTAATTGGAACCATACAAGTATTAGGCGACATTACACCAGGGGGTACATTATAATGGCAGTTATTAAGATTGTTCCAATGCCAGGCGCAGTTGGAGACAAAGGAGACGAAGGACCCGTAGGACCTCAAGGTCAGCAAGGACCAGCAGGTCAAAATGGTTTGCCAGGTACACCTGCTCTATGGTCATATCAAGGTGCATATAACTCTGCTGCTGCTTATGCAGTCGGCGATGTCGTAGTTTATCAAGGACAACTTTATTATACAAAGTCAGTAACAACTGCTGGAACACTTCCAACCAATACAGTTAAGTTTGATTTAATTGCATCTAAGGGTGCAGATGGACAACCAGGAACTAATGGTTCTGATGGTGCACCAGGTGCAGGGTTTGGAATTTTCTATTTAGGAAACTACAATCCATCTTCTGGTTATGTACCAGACATTGCAGTAGTTAGAGGATCAGATGGACAACTTTATCTTGCTAAGGCAAGTGGTGCGTTAGGTGATCCAGTTGGAAACACTGCACAATGGGAAGTTTGGATTCCTAAAGGTGCAGATGGTACAAACGGGACAAATGGTACAAATGGTGCAGATGGTGCAGATGGTGCAGATGCACTTTGGAACTTTACTGGTCCATGGGTAAATGGAATTGATTATGGTCCTGGATCTTTAGTTGAATTTCAAGGATCTACCTACTATCATCCTCATGGACAATTTTCATCATACTCTCCGCCAACAAATGGGTGGATTTTAGTTTCTGCTAAAGGTGCAGATGCTCAATTACCATCTGGCTGGACAGGAACCATTAACGCAAGTGGTCCATCGTTGATATCAGTTGTTAATGGAATCATTACAGAAGTAAACTCATTGACTTAATATAGTGAGATAATAATGCCATGGCTGTTTCTAAATCTATGGACTTTCCAGGTGCAAAAAAATCATCTTATGCTGCACAAGTAGAACAAAGTCAAGCATCTCCTACTGTAGATAATGCTCTTTCATTTCTTCCCGTCCCTGGCCCAGTCGGACCACAAGGGCCTGCAGGCAGAGATGGTAGAGATGGAGAAAAAGGATTACAAGGAGCACAGGGAGAGACTGGCCCTAAAGGAGATCGTGGTCCAGCAGGAGTCAATGGACAAAGTTCCTTATCATCTTCAGGACAGCAAGCAGGGTGGGCCTCATACACAAACACTATTGACAAACCAACAAAACTTGGAATTTCTCAAGGAGACGATGGTTGGGTAACTCTTCTATTAGACACAAAAGACAAAAGTCAAAATGAAAAATACCTTCCAGAAGGATGCACCAGTCTTTGGAATAGCCACCAGAGAGCCCTAAACTTCCACGGTATAAAAGAAGGCTCCCAAGTATCAGTAACATACAACTTTGAACTAACAACATATAGTTCTAATACAGAGGTTTGGCTAAGAACCTATTTTGCAAGCAATGATCAGGAGTTTGTCCAGTTTGTAGGCTCCCTTAAGTATCAAAACACATACAACCTTTCTGTTACCCAAAAGATCTTTATTGAAAATACTGCTATGTGGGGTAATGGAGCAGTACCACAGTTAAGAACAGACTTTGATGCATCCGTAATCTTCAATTCTGTCTACGTCAGCGTGGTATAATAAAACCATGGCATTTCCAGCAACCTATGACTTTAATTACTATAAGGGTGATACCTTTGAATTTCGTATCTACCCGAAAAAGAACGATGGAACGGTTTTTGACCTAAGTCCATTTTATGATAGTAACATCCTATATAACACAAATACAATAGACGGTGTTACTGGAGTTGCTCCATACGAACAAGCAAGATTTTCAATTGCAACAGCAAGAGGAAGTGCAGAATCAGCAACAATTAAATGTTTTGCTAGAGTTGATAATGATACTAATACATTTATTCAGTGTGCGATTAGGCCAACAGAAGGAAATCAACTTGTTGCTGGTACAGAGTATGTTTATGATGTTGAAGTGAGACATCCTGCTGGAGGACCAGATAGTCCATTTTACGAAAAAGTTATTACGCTTATGACTGGAAAAATAACAGTTACTGACCAAGTCACACGAGACCCAGTTCCTGGAGACTAACAATGGCAGACATACTTTTATCAAATGATGATTTAACAGTTTTTGGTGGTCCAGTAGAAATAAGTCTTGATTTAGATATAGGGCCAGAAGGTGATCGTGGAAGTATAATTTTAGCATCAAATGGGAATCCACAAGATGCCAACGTAAATGCTGCAATTGTACAAAGTCTGCAGGCATTAGATATTGCAATTGATGTTCAGCCATCATCTCCAACATATAAAACAGTTTTTCAAAGAGTAGCAACAGCAACTGGAACACAGTGGACAGAAATGTTTAGTTTAAAAACAAATTTTTATTCTTCTACTGAAACAGTAATTCCTGCAAATGGAAAACTAACTTTGTCACCAATCAACGTAACACAGATTTATGGAGGAGTAGAGGCAACATCTGAAAACCTCAGCATTCAGTATTCCATATCTTCTGGATCTGGTGGACCTATGGCAACCAAACTTGTAATAAAAGATTTAAATACTAACCAAGGCTTTTTAGCATTACCACTTGAAATAGAGGGTGTAGAATATAATGGAACAACTTGGGGCCCTTTTGTGGGTCCTAAAGAAGTCCATGTGTTTATTACGGTGGTATAATGAAAAAGGGTGATTTATAGTGGCAACAAATGAACAGAATATTGATAGTACCGCCAACGGTACTGGGCTGTTCAACACTAAAATCCCAGGTCTTTCAGATGCAGCAGATATTCAGGCAGCACTAAGACTTTATCACTACGGAACATATACATACGATGGTGCAAACACAGACCCAGACGAACTTCCAATTCCGTCAATGGCAAATCATCTTCAAAACCTAAAAACTGGAAAGATTTCTTTTTTATACCCAACTCTTGTTTCTTTCCCAGCAGCCGTTAATCACCACGGATATATTGCTCACGCCCACGATACAGGAAAACTTTATTTTGCTCATGCTGGTCAGTGGATTCCTTTAGCAGATGAAGATTATGTAATTTCTGAGATTACTGATGCAATAAATAATACAACTGGAGCCTATTCTAGTCTTGCTGGAAGCGGTATTGAATGGAACTCTCTTAACACTAGATTTGATCTTGACTCAACAATATTAAATAACAATTCTGTAATAACTAAAACATCTACCTTTACTTTAGATCCCCTGGATGTTAATAAAATAATTTTCTTACAAACATCTTCAACAATGAATTTAATTGTTCCACTAAATGCTACTGTTAATATCCCTATTGGATATAAATACAATTTGGTTGAAATTGGTTCAGGAAGAACAACTTTTGTTCCAGCATCTGGAGTAACAGTTGGTAGTAAAAACTCACAATTATTCTTAGATGGAACATATAGTAAGGGAACTCTTGTAAAAATTGCAACAGATAGTTGGGTTTTGTATGGAGATGTCTATGAAGGTGTTGCAACACCAACTCCTACGCCTACGCCTACGCCTACGCCTACGCCGACTCCAACTCCGACACCAACTCCTACTCCTACTCCAACGCCTACTCCAACGCCTACTCCAACGCCTACTCCAACACCTACACCTACTCCAACACCTACACCAACCCCAACCCCGACCCCAACACCAACACCAACACCAACCCCAACACCAACGCCTACCCCTACGCCAACACCAACTCCAACTCCAACGCCTACCCCTACACCAACACCTACACCAACGCCTACCCCTACACCTACACCAACGCCTACCCCTACACCAACACCAACGCCAACACCAACACCAACGCCTACCCCAACAACTGGCACAGTGTATCTATCATATTGCTCTAACGGAAGCCCTGTACAGGAATCATTTACAGTAGATCAAAACAACGTAGTTGTACAAAATATTAACCAAGCATGTGCTACCTACACTTCACTTCTTCAAGGTTTAAATCCTCCAGCAACAAGTATTTCGTGCTCAATAGTCTCTCAGCCTGCAGCACCAGCAAGTTGTCCTCCTACCCCTACACCAACTCCTACACCAACTCCTACACCAACACCTACACCAACACC